TTAAATAATTAGTAAATAAAAAATATCAAGCCCCTTTAATGCCTCTTTTTTAGCCTTCAAGGACACTCCTTTTGCATATGTATCAGTTGCTAGGTCTGTGCTATGACCTAAAAGAACGGAAGTAAGATCTGCTAGAGAATTTTCCAAACAATAGTCTTTAATGGCTTTTGCAAAATTGCCACGCAGTCTGTGAAAACTAACATTTGCGCTTGGGATAGATTTGTGGATATGTCTATTTAGACGCTTCCCAAAATAATCACTACTCTCTTTTCCTTTCTTGATTTGCTCTAGCCACTTTAAATCAGCCAAATGCTCAATATTATGATGCAATGGAATTTCCTATATTTGCTAACGCCTCCTTTTTGTTTAGCGGTCTTAACATTTATAAATTTTATGCCATCTTCTTCGCCTACGCTTTTACTATCAAGTTGCCAAATTTCATTAAGCCTTAGCCCAGTATGAAGAGCAAACATCATATAGTTTCGTAGATCAAGCCTTTTTGAGCAAAAACTATTTTTAATTCATCTAGGCTAAAGTTGTCTTTTGGTGACTTCTCGTCAGCTGAAATTTTAAAAGATGTAAGCATTTTAAAAGGATTGGTCGTGAGCTTGCCCATCTTTATGGCATAGTCAAAGAGCCTTTTTGAGTAAGATGTGTAGTTGTTGATGGTCTTTTTATTAAGCTTTTTGTTTGCAAGAGTTGTTTGAAAGTTTTCGGCATCGCTGTAGCTAAACTCTTTATCTTGATGATCTTTAAAAAACTCATCCAAAAGCTTGCCAGTCTTAACATAATAGCCCTTGGTCTTATCACTGGATTTTAGCTTTAAACACTCTGTTTGCACATATCTTTTAGCTACTGCTTCAAAAGATAGCGGCGAGGTTTCTTTTGGGCTTAAAGATGCGTCCAATAATGTTTTGAACTCTTTTTCAAGCTTTTCTTCTGACACTACTAGATTATAAAATTTAGCTATCACCTCTTGTGAGAGCTCTTTATATTCGCTAACATCTAAAAATATGCCATTTTGTTTAATGCACCGCTCATTTTGTCTTTTAATGTTTATCAAGGCTCTCAGACTTTTAGAATTTGAATGCGTCGTGGTTATCTTTTTAGAAAGAGCTTTGTTCGCTGCAGCTTTTATAGAATTTGCCAGTCTTACCGCCTCATCTATATCTTTTGTGAAAAGGCAAAATTTAACAGTTAGCTTTTTGCCATCTTTAAGAGCAGTATCAAAAAAGTAGAAATTTGGTCTATTAGAAACCTTAGTGATCAATCTAGAGCTCATAGAATGATCCTAGTTTCTGTAACAAAAGTGCAAATTTTCTGTAACAAAGCTGATTTGTCTGAAATTTAAGACAAAAATATCTGCTAATAAATGCAGTTAAAACATCGAAATTTAGGGAAGTTGGAAAGAAAAATATTGTATTGGTGGCGGACAGAGAGGGATTTGAATACTATACACTTTATTTTATTTCTATTTTTATATCTTTTTTAAGCTTTGTATTCTTTACTTGCCTGCTATCTCCTAGTCTTTGCATTATTAGTTTATCGTTTGTGCCTATTATTTCAACTAGGTATTTATTAAATTCTATTTTCTTAATTATTTTTATATCGTTGTTTGTTAAATTTTTAAATCTTCCATTTAGCATTTTTTCACCGCTGTTGTTTTGGTTGTAAAATTCTATGTTTATTATCCCTTGTTCCCTTGTGTAGCTCCATTTTTCGTGTATAAATTTGCCATCTTCCAGATCATAAATAAAGCCATCATCTTTTATTTCAACTTTCCATTTATTGCCTGGACTTGTCATAAAATTAATAAATTGATTGTTCTCGTTTGTGATTTCCCATTTACCCATTATATTTACATCTTTGCCAAATTCATAACAAAAAGCATTTATTGAAAATATAAGTATTATTAATAGTTTTTGCATTACTTTGTTTCCTTTATATTTATTTTTCCATTATTTGCTTTTTCTTTTATTTTTTCTAATTTTTCTAAGAATTTTTGAGTTTCTAAAATTTGTTCGTCTAATGCTAAACCTTGGTTTATTAGTCTTATTAGTTCTGGTTTTTCTTTTTCCCAGTTTGTGAGCGTGTTTCTAGTGATATTTAATTTATCTGCTAATTCTTGTCTAGTCATTTCTAACACTTTTTGACAAATTATTTGGCATTTTATTAATTTTTAAGGTTTTTTTATTTAACATTTCACTATCCAAATGCACAATTATTGTGCATAATTTTTTTGATTTTTGTGTCGCAGCAAGATTATATCAAAAAAAAGTTTTTAAATCTAACATAATTGTAATTATATCTATAATTATTTTAGATTTTGCCCTGAATATGGCATTAAACTATTTTAGCCCCGTTTGGACGAAACACCTTTTCGGGGCTATGTTAAATGGTGTTTCAAATAAATAAAAAAAGGTGTTAAACATGCAAATCGTTAAATCTGACTATGATTTAAAATACATTCTAAAAGGCGGTCTTGTAAGAAGTTCAGCTTCTGGCAAGTTTGAAGGTAATGATTACTCTTCTTCTGTTCGTATATCTTCATCAAATATCTATGACGTCGAAAACGAAAAAACTGGCTTTACTGACGAAGTAGAGCAAAAGGTTGTTTTTAAAATAATTTGTCCTGATAATAATACGGCTGGACTTGTAGCAAGTGCGATTAAAGAGAAATTTCGTAAAGGCGAAGAGATACCGGTTGAAGGTGGCTTTCCAAATGATCAAAGAATAATAACAATAGCAAATCCAGTTGAATACTTCCTATTTGATACAAAGCCAGCTAAAAAGGCTGAAAACAAGTAAATAAAGGGGTTTAGCCCCTTTAACTATTTAAAAAAGAGTGTTTCCTTTTTTAAGTAGTTAAAGACTACTAAATTTCTTAAAAAAAGGATTTCAGATGAAATTTCTTGCTTCTGCTAAATCTAAGGTTTTAGCTGGTGTTGCGGCTGTTTCTGCATTATCAAGTAATGCTTTGGCTGCTGGTATAACAATGGCTGCTGACGGCACTGTTACAGGTGATCTTAATGTTGGTCCGTTTATGAGTATCGCTGGTGCTGTTCTTGTTGCTTATGGCGTGTTCTTTGCTGTTAAAAAGGGTCTTGGTCTTTTGAAATAAAAGGCTTTTTGCTCTTTAAAATGGTGTTGCCCCTTAATTGGGGCTAATTTTTAAAAAGGTTAAAAATGTATTTTGATTTTATAGATGTTACGAAGTTTGGTATATTTTTAAACTCTTTCTTTGGTGCTGTGATCGTTTTCTTTGCGATAGTTTTTTCCATATCTTCAGCCTTTAGCCTTTTTAAAAATTAGCCCTTAAATTTATAGCTTAAAGCAGAGTGCGAAGCAAAGCTTTAAGCCGACAAACGAAGTGCGTCAGTAATGTATAGGAATTAAAAATAATGGATAAAGTCTATCTAAATTTAACACTCGAGCAATATAACTTCTTGATGTCCTTAACTGGGGCATTATGTGGGTTTTTGCTATGTATGTTTATTTTTATAGTCCTATCCAAAATTTAAAAAAGGTGTTTAAATGTTTAGTGTTATCGGCGTCCCAGCTTTTGATTACTTCTTTTCTATATTTGTTTGGTTTATGATCTTAACTTTGCCTATTTGCGCTGGCTTAGTCCTATTCACAAAAAAGGTTTTTTAAGGATTTCTTATGAAATTTCTTATAAAACTTTTTTGTCTGCTTAGCTTGTTAAGCTCTTTTTCTTTTTCAGATGTTTGGGTTAAAACTGATAAAATTTTAGGTGTTTTAAATCCTATTGATAATTGTGAATTTTTCTTGGGTAAAAATTTTTTTAAATGTTCTATTCAAGAAACTGGCACATATAGAGTTTTTAGGGTTGATCTTGTTAGAGATTTTTTGTATTTTAACCCAACTAAATCAAGCGGTTATTACTTCAATACAATGTACTATTACTTTATTGATAATGTTCAATATAGCGGTTATTTTGCTTATGTAAATGAATATTCATCTTATCTATATTCTGAAAGTGATGCCAAAAATGGTCAATTATTTACCTATACAAATATAACTGAATTTCGTTTAAGTGATCCCCTTGCTGAGTGTTCTGTTGTCGATAATTTCGGTATAAAATCAAAAAAGTGTTTCCCAGCTTGCCCAGCTGGTCAGTCTTGGGATAGTGAAAACGAAGTTTGTTACTCTGATTGCTCTGATAAAAATTTAAATAAATTTGGTTATTCAAATGGCACTGCTCAAGGCGGTTGTGTTGATTGTTCTAGCGCTTTTACTGATCATGATATAGCTAGTTGTATTTGTTCAGGTTTTGGCACTACTTTATCTGAAAAAGGGACTTATTTGTCTTTGGAAGGTAGTTCTTTTGTTTCGTATAGTTGCGCTAATGGCTCTGATATAACTTTTAAACGCCGTTCAAATGAAAACACCGATAAAGACAAAGATAAAAAGAAAGACAATAACTCTACAAATTCAAGCGATAAAGATAAAGAAAATCCTAAACCTGACAAAGACAAAGATAATCCAAATCCTGATAAAAAGGATAACAATGAAAATTCAAACAACTCTAGCGGAGAGAGTGGCAACCCTTCAAATAATAATAGTGGTGGCTCTTCTGGCAATGGTTCTAGCGGTGGCGGTGGGACTGGTGTAGAAACAAAGCCAAATCCTAATAACGGCAATGGTAAAGAAGATGGTAAAGGTGACAGCAAACAAGACGGCAAAGGTGAAGAAGGCAAGGGTGATGATAATATTGGACCTGCTAAATTAGATTACGAAGGTTTAAAAGCTAGTTCTGAAACTTTTGAAGGTCAATTTAAAACTGCCATTGATGATAGCTTTAGTTTTGTGAATGATGTAAAAGCTAGTTTAACGGATACTTTGCAAAAGATCAAAGACGGAAATTTAATGTCTTTGAAAAAAGGTGCAGTGCCTACAACTTGCCCTTTGAGTTTTCAAATTGATATGACTTATTTTTCTAAGAATTTAACTTTTGATTTTTGCAAAATTGTTTCGCCAGTTTCTTCATCTCTTTATATTTTATTTTACTTGGGTTTCTTTATCTTGTTCTTGGTTGTAACTATTAAATTATTTATTTTAACGTTTATGGGGTGGTAGTTATGCCAGCGATTATAGCAATGATTGTTAATTTCTTTGGTTTCTTCAAATGGGGTAAGATTGTTGATTATGCTCTTCGTGCGGTGGCATTTTCTAAAATGGTTATCATTAATGCTATTTTGGGCGGTTTAATCCTTTCTTATGCAACTGCTGTTCTTTATATAATCAATTTTATATATTCTAAATTTAATTTTGTAGTTGATTATGTTAATAATTTGCCAACTGGCAATGATAAAATTTTAACTACTGCTTTGGCTTTTATAAAGTCCCTTGGTGCTTGGAATGCTTTTTGTGATGTAATGGCTATCTTTTCACCTATCTTTTTAAGCTTCTTTCTTATCTATGCTACAAAGATAGGCATTGTCGTCTTTAAATTTGTTCGAGAAACAATTTTATCTTTTATTGTTGCGAAGTCTTAAAATGATTACATATTTGATCGGTAACCCTGGAAGCGGTAAAACATATTACGCTGTATATATGATTTATCAGACCTTTTTATTTGAGCCAAAAAAGACCTTCTTAACTAAATTTGTTAAACCTAAAGAAAAGCCAGATTATTCTTTTTGTTATACGAATATTAATGAGTTTAAATTTGAGCTATGCGATAAATTTAAGAAGTTTGATTTTGATGAATTTTATTTAGGCTTAAGAAATTTATACGCTCTTTACAAGACTGGTGCTACCGATAACGAAGTAAATGAAAAAGCTAAAGAGTTAAATTTATTTGGTTGTTTATTTGTTCTTGACGAGTGTCACAACTTCTTTAAAAATCAAAAAGATGAAATTTTAGTTTGGTGGCTTACATATCATAGGCATTTATATCAAGATATTTATCTCATTACTCAAGACTTAACTTTAGTCAATAACGAATATAAACGTATTGCAGAGAAATTTTATAGAGCTTCGGACAGTTCACGAAGATTATTTTCAAAAAAGTTTCGTTATGAAATTTATGCATCTTATAGGCTTTTTAAAAAAGATAGATTAGAAATTATCAATATTCCGTTTCTTCAAGAAGTTTTTGACTTATACCACTCAGGGCAAAGCTCAAATATAAAATCATTTGTTCGCTTTTACTTTTTCTTAGCTTTTTTAGTTTTTATTTTTCTCTTGCTTTTCTTTTATTTTGTCGTAATGTCTTTATTTGAAACTGATAAACCTAAAAATGAGAATTTACCTATTGAAAACAAAATTCCTGCTCCAGTTTCCGAGCAACCTAAAAATTCAAGTTTATTCTTTGATGATAAAAAGCCTAAAAATAATAATATTGACCTTCCTGAAATTTACATTTATGATATTACTTGCCTTAACAATAATTGCCATTTTAGCGATGATTATCATTTATACCCATTATCATTAATTACTTATATTTCTTCAACACATACCCCATTATATTTTTATTTCGAGCCAAAATCTCACGAGTTTGTTAAATACTACTATGTATTTGACAAGCCAGTTTTTCAAAATTTACAAAAAAATAACAAAGGTGTTTCCGATGAAAAGTTTAATCAAATTCCTAATTCTTCCGTGTCTGCTATTAAATAGCCTTTTTTCTGCTGAAATTTACACTGATTTGCTAGATTTCGCACGTCTTACCAGCAAGGCTAACAATATAGCTATTGTAACTGATGAGAGTATTCATCAAGGCGAATACTATTTTATCTATCAAGATGAAGTAAAAATTACAATTTCGATGTTTAGAAAGATGCTTGAAGCAAAGAATTTGTATCTTTACAAAAAAGATAATTTCTACTATGTAAGCTCTCAAAAATTGCCTGATTATGATTTGAGGCGTATTGATCTTAAAAATTACGTTGTCGAAGATGTCAATAAAATTTTAAGTCAGTTTGATCTAAATGCTACCTATGCGACCGCTTCAAACTCTGTCTTTTTTAGAGCTGATGATTATATTTTTGATCAAGTGAAAGATGCTATCGCTAAGATAGATAAAAGCTTAGAGCAAGTAACTTTTAAGCTTACAATTACCGAAACAAATTTAAAAGATATAAAAGATTTAGGTACAAATTTGCAGGGCTTACTTAAGCCACTTAATCACGGCGATTTAGCCTATTACATAAATTTAATTACTTCCCCTTACATTACTAATTCAAACGTCATAAAGAATAATGATAGTGCATTTTTTGGTATATTAAATTTTCTTGATACAAATGGCATTACAAAAATCATATCTTCGCCAGTCTTGACGGCAAAAAATCATACAGAAGTTTATTTTAGTTCCGTTCAAAATATTCCTTATCTTGTTTCAAAAACTGATATATCAAACGTTAATTATCAAAAAACCGATAGCTATGAATATAAAGACATTGGTTTAAAAATCAACTTAAAGCCTATAATTCTATCTGATCACATTGATTTTGACTTACATTTAATCCTTGAAGATATCCTTTCTCAAAGTTCATCACTAACGCCCATTGTTTCAAAAAAAGAGCTTAAAAGTTCGTATTCTTTAAAGCGTGGCGACGTTCTAGTTCTTAGCGGTATCAACAAAAAAACTACTGCTAAGCAACGTAACGGCGTTCCTATCCTTAAAGATATTTGGCTTTTAAAGTATCTTTTTTCAGTAGAGCAAGACAGCGAGATTAACTCTGTTTTAACTCTCACAATTCAAATAATTTAA